CGATGTGCAAGTCTTATGTGAGACTGGCATTATTCCACTAAGCGAACTCTTTACTGGTGCGTTGAAAATTGGCAGCCCAGAGTCCTTAGGGTACGATATACAGACTATCCTTGCCCGCAAGGTGAGTGAAAACCTGGATGAGCCACAGTGGGAACTGCACTACTATCCTAAAGAAGAACAGTTCATGATAAAGGAGCCAGTTACTATCAACGAGCGGGCTGCTCGTATATGGTCTGGCAGCGTTCACAATAATGCGTGGTCGCAATTAGTCAACCTACCTATTCAAACTCTGGTGGTGTTTGAAAGCACTATGTATGGAGGGGACCAGGACGGCAACGTGTACGAATTGTTCGTGGGTAACTCGGACAACGTAGACTTTGACGGCCTACCTAATGAGGATCTTATTGGCCGAGTACAAACAGGGTTCACCAACTTTGACACTCCTGAACTCAAACGATGTCAGCTTGTTGAACCTGTATTCCAGGGTAGTTCCGCCCCTGGTGTTCAGCTACGCATGTATACTGAGTGGGATTTTGACAACCTACAAGGGTCGCCAATGTTCTTTGCTCCTAACGATGGGGCCATGTGGGACGTAGACTTCTGGGACCAAGCCTTTTGGTCTGGTTCGGGCAATACTTACATGGCCTGGTCAGGGGCAGGGTGCCTCGGCAGGTTTTTATCTTTATACATGACGGTTCGTGGTCCGGCACGCTTAGTATTCACACATTGGACGTTGTCATTTGAACAAGGCGGCCTGATGTGATTGTCACCGAACCCAAAGATGTACTCTTCGGCTACCTGTCACACAGAGCTAAGGTTTGTTGGTCTGCTGACTTTCAAGCTATTGGCTGGGTCGAGGAACGTGCATTAGTGGCCGTCGCGGGGTATAATGGTTTTCATGGACAATGCGCTCAGATCCATATTGCCGCCGAGCCAGGTAAACGATGGATGAGACGCGCACATCTTTGGGCTGCATTTCACTATCCGTTTGTTAAAGTTGGACTTGAATGGCTGATAGGCGTTGTACCCGAGAACAACACGGCTGCCATGAAAATGGATACGAATTTGGGGTTTAAGGAGTTTGCCCGTATTCCAGACGGTGCCGCCCCTGGTGAAGACATGGTGCTTTTGAGATTACATAAGGACAGCCCGCGAGTGCAGAAGTGGCTGAGCCTAGGAGATCGATATGGGTGGGAAAGCGTCACCGCCTCCAACGCCTGACTACCGGGGCATGGCTGAGGAACAGGCTGAGTCTAGCAGAATTGCTACGAATCAGCAGATGTACTTTAACCGACCGGAAATTCAAACTCCGTTTGGTTCTGAGTCTTGGACCTACCAACCGCAAACTGACCCGGTTACGGGGGAGCAGTACACGACAGCTTCTCTACAATCACAATTAACACCAGAGGCACAAGAGGCTCTAGATGCACAGCTTCGTGTGCAGTCTGCCCGCAGCGGATTTGCTGAAGGTATGCTTGGTCGTGTAGAAGCTGGGTATCAAGAAGACCCAGACTTCGACCAGTTTGGTAACTATGTTGGATTGAGTGGTGACCCCAACGAAATGCGGGAGCAGGCGTATGGCCGCATGTCCAGCCTCTATGCTCCGCAGCGTGAGCAAGACCGCAGCAGGCTAGAGACTCAGCTCAGCAACCAGGGTATTCAACGAGGCAGCCGTGCGTGGGAAAACGCCATGCGCTCCCAAAGCGATGCAGAAATGCGCCAGGACATGCAGATAATGCAGGGCTCCATGGCAGAAGCGCAAGGTCAGTTGGGAATGGAAACAACTGCTGCCAATTACGCGAATAACTTGCGCCAGATGCAGATAGCAGAGATGCTCCAGCAGCGCCAGACGCCGCTCAACGAGCTGAATGCTCTGCTCACCGGCCAGCAAGTATCTCAACCTCAAATGCCAGGGTTCCAATCAGCGGGCAGAGCCGAGACTACGCAGTACATGGAAGCAGGCAAGGCGCAAGCTCAACATGAGATGGACATTTACAATACGGAACAAGCGAGTAAGGATGCTCTTACTAGCGGCCTGATGAACATGGGTAGCAGCGCCATGATGATGTGCGACATCCGTGTCAAGCGCAACCTGGAGCACATTGGGTACTACGACGATGGCATCCCGTGTTACGCCTTCCAGTATAGCTGGGGCGAGGAGTGGTTTGTCGGGCCGGTGGCGCAGGAAGTAGAGCGCACGCGTCCAGAATTGGTTGTGGAAATAGACGGCATTAAGCACGTCGATATGAGAGGATTAGGCTATGCCCATTGATCCAAGAATGTTAGCGCAGGTTCAGGCGCTCAGGGCGCAGGGCGGCCCGACAGGCGTCACCCCTGTTCCCGCTGCAATGCAAATGGGAGGCCGTCCGGTGGGTGGACCGCCCATCCCACCGGGACCAGGCGCGGCAGGAGGAGTAGGCGTTCCTCCAGCCCCTGTTCAAAGTGGCTTGGGCCTCCCTCAACAGGGGCCTAGTGTCAACGCTGGCATTCCGGCTGCACTTCAGCCTGGGGCTGCTAACCTCGTGGCTGGAATGCCGCAGGCGCAGGAGCGCTTTAGCCAAGGTCAGCGGGCTGGGACTATGGCAGATGAACTAAGGCAAGGGTCCACGGAAATGCCAATGGGCAAGATGGTTGGGCGCGTGTACGTTCCCGCCAGTATTGCTCAGAAAGGAGCAAAACTCATGCAGGCGTATGTGGCTCGCCAAAAGGAAAAGGAACAAAAAGAAGAGCGCAGGGCAGCTAGTGAGGAAATGTCCATGCTGCGGTCTGGGTTCTTGGAGGCATTAAAGGGAGGCGCAGGCAGCGACGAGGATGAGGTCTGATGGCTGAGAAAACTGCAGAAAACCCGTATGGGCTGAGCACTAGCGAGCTAGCACAGATTGATGCTATGGCCGCAGCTGCGAATAAACCTAACATCAATTTGATGGCGGGTATGGTCGCCGGCGACCCTGTTACTTCCAACATGGCAAGCCAGATACAGGCACAGCAGTTCAGGGGAGGGCAGCAGCGGGTCGCTGGGTTGAGGGGCGCCCTCCAAGCACGAGCCGGTGCCCGTGATGTAGAGCGGCGTCAGGGCGTACTTCAGGCTGCTAGAACGGGGGCTGCCAAGGACGCTGCCATTCTTGAGCGAGCACAATCGCAAGAGGATTATGTGCGTGACCGGGCCGATGAGGTAGAGGACCTTAAATTCAAGCGCCAGCAGGCCATGGATTTGGCTGAATTACGCAATCAGCGTATGACTTCGCAGACGGAAAAGGAGAAAGCACGGCAAAAGCGCCAGGAAAATCAGTTCCGCATGCGTCATCACAAGACCCAGCAGCCGAAAACGCTGAGTAATTCAGAGATGAAAACTCTGAATGATGGCGACAAAATGATTAACCTCATGGAACAACTCCAGAAAAGGTTTAAGGACTCCTATGTTACGCCCGGAGCAGGGTTCATTGGGCGCATGGAAAACGTGGCCTCACAAGAGTTTGGCGCGTTTACCAGCCCTGAAACTGATGCACAGGCTGCGTGGTGGGAAGACTATAAGCGTTTCGTAGAGTTGGTGGAGCGCCATGAGTTCTTTGGTGCCACGCTGACCAAGGGTGAGAATATTTCGTGGAAGCAGGCTGAAATCAACATGGGTCAAAAGGCTTCCAAGAACAGGGCCAACTTCGTAAGGCGCATTAAGCGACTCAAGGAAGTGCTGAGTGAGTATGCTGAAGGCGTCACCATTTCCAGGAAGAATCCCAATGCTGTGAAAGCTCTGGTTCACAGTAGCCTGGGCAAAGATTGGTCAGTTGATAAGGACCTTTACTACGAGCCTTTCCCAGAGGATATTCTGCAAGGCGGGGCCGCAGACGAAGCTTCAATGTATGAAGATATGTCTGACGATGACCTCCGGCAAAAGATGATTGACGCAGGAATTGACCCATCAGAACATGGCCTCTGAAGCTGAAAAGTTAATTGCCGAAGCGAACCGCCGCAGGCTTGTTCGAGAGGCCGCTAGACGCTCCGGCGCACCGGGGGCGGGTACCCCTACCCCCGCGCCAGTCGCACCGGTCTCGAACGTTCCTGGGCAGCCTACGGGGCCTCTGGACATAGGCCAGGGCCGTACACTGGCAGACGTGCAGGGCATGTCTGACCAGTTCGGTCGTAGAGGGCCAATAACTGTCGGGCGTGCGGCTTTGCCTCAGTCTGTGAATGCTGTCATGCGCGAGCGCGGCATGGACTATGGTGCCCGAGCAGATGCTCTTATCGGTAAGGGTGTAGCCGACATAGGTCATGGTATTAAGCAGTTGACTACTGGCCTGTCTCCTCAAGATGAAAGAGACGTAGAAGCCTGGCGTGCTCTGAGAGAAGGCGCAGGCATGGACGAAGGGGAGGGGTTCCTCAACGCAGGTACGGTGGGCGACATCTCTGGTAACATCGGTGCGCTGGCCGTCCCCCTCGGTGCAGCAGAGCAAGCGTTAATCAAGGCTGGTTCGGCGCTGCCACGGTGGATGGCGAAGGTAGGTGCTGCCACTACAGTTGGTGGAGCTGAAGGATTTGCTCAGCCTGTGCTGGAAGATGACTACATGGGGCGTGGTGCGAACACAATGGTCGGGGCCGCCCTCCCCATGGCCCTGAGTACAGGAGTTCAGGCAGGGCGCAAAATGCTGACTGGAATGTTTGAACGTAACGAAGCTGCTGAAATTCTGGCAGAAGAGGGCGTGCAGACTACTCTAGGTCAAGGTGTGGAGACCAGTGGGCTGCGCCCCTTCGCTAAGCTGGTTAAGAATATTGAGGAAAACTTGCAGGACATACTGCCTGGCCTCAAAGGGGGCCGTGAGCGCGCAGAGGATGAAGTTGCCGCAGCGCTCGCCAGGCGGGCCATTCCCCCTGGTTACGAACCACCTGTGAGTCAGCCAGGTACGGACACGTACTTCAAAGAAATGGACACTATGTTCAACGACGCGTACGATGAAGCTATCGGCGCCATTAAAGGGAAGTATACGTACGACGACATTGACATAGGTGTGCTTGATGCGTTCGCCAACAAGGGGCCGATGGTAGACAAGGGTGTCAGGGGCAACTTTGAAAAGAAAATATACGACCTGTTGGAAGATTACCAGACAAGAGGTATGACTCCACAGCAGTTAAAGGAATTCCAAAACCACATACGCAGTGAGATTCGTGAGCTTAGCCAGCGCGAGACTTTGTCCGACAATGCCAAAGGTGTGAAAGAAATTTACAGCCAGATTGACACGCACCTCAATGGCTTGTTTGAGTCACGTCTTGATGCTGCGGGTGCTGCGGCTCTACGTGATACGAATAAAGCCTACGGGGCCAAGATGCTGTTGGAAGATGCTCGCGGGTTCCAACGTGCTAGGGATGAGCCGGAGATACCTGTACGCAATCTGGAAAGGGCAGTCCGCAAACGCACCAGTCAGCGTAACCGTATTCGGGGATATGGCGGGGGCCAGGATATTGTCGACCCAGCGTTCCAAGTGATGGGGCCGGGCCAAGACCCCAGGTGGTTTCGTGCTCTGGGTGGTGTCGGCCTCGGTGCTGGCAGCATGGTATACGCTCCCCTCATGGCGACACCAGCCTTGGTGACGAGCATGGCAGGGTCTAGGCGCAAAGGCGCTCGGGCATTGTTTGGTTTGAACCCCATGCAGGAGAGAGCCAAGCAAATCATGGACTCAATTGTAGAGCCGAAGATAGGCACGGCGACTGCCACTCTTCTAGATAGTGGGGAAGAATAATGCCACGTAACGCAGCAGGACAATACACGCTCCCAGCAGGGAACCCGGTAATTACCGATACCCTCATTGAGTCCGATGGCTGGGCTAACCCCACCATGGATGATCTGGGTGCAGAAATTGAGGATAGCCTGAGCCGTGACGGCAAGGGGGCCATGAGGGCCGCCCTCGGTATCGTTGACGGCTCCGAGGCCAATCCAGGGCTGCGGTTTATCGGTGAGACAGGCAGTGGCCTGTACCGTGAAAGTGATGGCCGCTGGTGGCTGGTGGTCAAGGGCGTGCGGAAGATACTGGTCAGTGAGTTGGTCGGTGTCATTATTGATGATAACCTTACCATTGAGGGTGATGTTATCATCAACGGTGCCGGTGGCTTGGTCACCGCACCAGTATTCATTGATGGTGTGGCTGACGAAGTGCAGCTTCGCATCCAAGGCAATGACCCAGAACAAGATGAACATCTCGTAGACTATGAGTTGTTTGATGGCTCCATCGTAGCCTACACTCAGGGTGATGGTCGCCCAGTGTGGTTGATTAACTCTACCCAGGCCAACCATTTTCGCATTGAAAATAGTGACGGTGAAGCTATTCTGGTCAAGGCTACTGATGAGAATAGTGGAGGTGAAGTACGTCTGGGCATGGCTATCAGTGCTGCGGTGGGTACTGACCATATCGCGCACTATAACTTCGGTGGGCAGGCAGACGCAGATACGGCTCGTCTGAGCATGCTGGAGCAGACAGGCGGGGGCAATCAGCCAGGTGGTGCGTTCGAAACCAGTAATCTGGGAGCGGGCTACAACAAGAGCTTCACCAAACGCCTGAGTGCTGGGCAGACAGACAACCTTGCCGAGTGGCGGGATGAAACTGGCGCAGTTATGTCCGCTATCGACTTCGAAGGTAACTTCGTAGGCGGGCCTGGTGGCGGAGGGTCAGGTGGTAACACCCCGACATCCACTGGCAACCAGCCAGTCGGACAAATAGCAGGCTTCCCACTCAA